TACAAGTAGTGCCAGTACCCCCATTACCCCCGCCGTCACCCGTATGGGTACCACCTGTGCTGCCCGTTCCACCCCCACCCTTCACAACCGCCGTGCTGACAAAATATGAACAGCGGCTAGTGGTGCACCCTGCTCTAACGGTATAGCTACTCCCAGCAGTTACGGAATAATTATTTTTGTACCCCAACCCCCCACCGCCACCCCCGTTAGTGGTACACCCGGCGGAACCCACAGCCACGACAGAAACGCTCACAACACAGGAGGGCGCTATCCACGAGGAAAGCCCAAAGGTGCGCTGTGTAAAACTTCCGGGGGGTCGAGTAGTGGTAGCACTGTCCCAAGAATAGGCGTACGAAGGGACAGCGTTAGCGGATGCAGGTACAACAGTGCTTTGGGTGTCATAGCCAACCGCCATGAACTTACCGGCGGAGCTAACAGCGACCGACCGCATAACGGCGGATCGTGAGTTAGTGCCGTTCATTAGGACTGGAGTAGTCCACGTAGTGCCGTCTGTTGAGGATGCGGATACGGCAAAACTAGGTGAGCCAGCCCCAACGGCTACAAATTTACCAGCGGAGTTAACAGCTACCGAGGACATACTGGCAGCCGTAGTAGAGCCGTTCATCGTAGCTGGGGTAGTCCACGTAGTACCATCGGTGGAGTAGGCGGCAACAGGATAGCCAGAACTGTTCCGACCTACCGCTACAAATTTACCGGCGGAGTTAACAGCTACCGAGAACATATAGGCAACCGTAGTAGAGCCATTCATCGTAGCGGGGGTAGTCCACGTAGTGCCATCAGTTGAATAGGCGGCAACGGGGTAGCCAGAATTGTTATACCCCACGGCTACAAACTTACCAGCGGAGTTAACAGCTACCGAGTACATTTGGGCAGCCGTAGTAGAGCCGTTCATCGTAGCTGGGGTAGTCCACGTAGTACCATCGGTGGAGTAGGCGGCAACGGGGTAGACAGAACTGTTAAGCCCCACTGCTACAAATTTACCAGCGGAGTTAACAGCTACCGAGTACATTTGGGCCTCAAGACTAACGCCGTTCATCAACGCGGGGGTAGTCCACGTAGTGCCATCAGTCGAATAGGCGGCTACGGGGTAGAAGGAGCCGTTATACCCCACGGCTACAAATTTACCAGCGGAGTTAACTGCTACTGACCACATACGGGCAAGAACACTAGAGCCATTCATTGTAGCCGGAGTAGTCCACGTAGTACCATCGGTGGAGTAGGCGGCAACGGGGTAGGCAGAATTGGTATACCCCACGGCTACAAACTTACCGGCAGAGTTAACCGCAACCCCTAACATAACGCCCGTAGCCGTAGAATTGTTCATCACAGCAACAGGATAAAAGTCAGTAAACCCCGCGACTGCAACAGCAGTGTCACCAGCCTGAAAAAAGTTCTTCGACGCAAACATTAGTATGTATACCCTTGAGCAGCAGAGCCGTACCAGTTAGTGCCATCGGCAACGAAAGTCAAAATGTCCATCTTACCCACAGTAGCCGTAATCGTTGGCGCACCCGCAGTGCCCCACTTAACCGAGGTGAACGTCGCAGTAGTTGCCGTGCCGGACGCAGGCTGTTTGAGCAACATCAGGAACGAGGTGCCCGCAGTAGCCGTGGGCATGGTGAACGTACATGCAGTGGCAGATGTCAACGTGGCGGTGTAGACCGTGCCTGTGCTGATTACAATTGTTTTGGTGGACGTTACCGTGCCGCCCGCTGTGACGGTTTCGGTGTAGCCTGTGACGGTGGGAGTAGTCAGGGTTGGGCTAGTAGCAAGAACAGCCGAGCCGGTGCCGGTAATCGTACCGAAGTCTGTGAACCCGAAGTCCCAACCAGCAGCAGTCGTTACCGTAGTGTCAATACAAGTGATGTGTATCGTAGTGCCGGGGATAATCGTTCCAATCAGGTTTGCGCCAGACGAGTTAACTGTAATGTTCCCCGTGCTGTTGTTGCAGATATGGAATGACCAGCCCGTAGACAGCGTAGAAGTAACAGGCATTACCACCGTCTGGGTAGTTATCCCCGTGAAATACTGGTAGTACGTGCTTGTGTTAGTGAGGGTCGTAGTGGCCCCAGCAGTAGCTGTAGTAGTGAAAGCTTGCAATGCAGCGTTAGCGCCTGCGGCTGTTGAAGCCCCGGTGCCCCCGTTAGCGATGGGCAGTGCAGTGCCAGAGTAGGTGAACGCCAGTGTACCCGAGGAAGTGATCGGGCTGCCGGAGACACTCAGAAGGCTTGGGACCGTTGCCGCTACGCTAGTGACTGTACCGCTCGTAGACGCCGTAGGAGCTGCGTTAAACACAGCAGCCGTTGACCCCGCGCCGTCGGTGTACACCATGGCTTTAGTGCCCGTGGCAATCGTAATGGTAGCACCGGAACCCTGTTTGATTATGATGCTCTGGCTACCCGTAGTAGCGTTCTCGATGATCCAAACCTTAGACACTGTGTTGGGCGCAATGGTAATGGTGCGAGTGGCAGTCAGCGATACCCCAGAAGTAACCTTGAGGTACATGGAGCGCAAGGTATCCACACTGCCATCGGCCATCGTATAGGTCACATCCGCATCGGTCGCCATGCTCTTGAGGCCGTAACCAAGGGCAGCGGTGGAAAACTCCCAGTTATTGTTGGTCGTCGTGCCCCATGTCCCACTTTCGTCACCGGTAGTAATCTCGGTAAGACGTAGGTTATTCGCGTAAGTTGCCATGTCCTAAATCCTCAAGCTGCTATGTCAACCCAGTTCGGGGTCTGAGCATCGGTTATATCCGCCCAACCCGGAGTCTGAGCGTCGTTTATATTTGTCCAATTCGGGGTCTGGCCGTCGTTAATTGTAGTCCACCCAATGATTCTAACCGTTCCTACTGCGCCTGTCCCGGATACTCCAACGGCAACAATGGTCTTATTAAATCGTAAGGAGACTGTACCAACTGTTCCGGTACCTGATACCCCAGTGACTATCACCAATTTTACAACTTTGGCAGTTACGGTACCTATCGCGCCAGTCCCTACAACCCCAGTGACTGCCTTGGTTACTACGGGTTTTATTGTACCAACCGCGCCGGTTCCCGTAACTCCAGTAACAACCAACCCATCACTTACTTTTACGGCTATGGTACCTATCGCACCTGTACCTGCGACCCCCGTAACAGCTCTAATTACCGTGGGTCTTACTGTACCAACCGCGCCGGTTCCTGCAACCCCTGTAACAGCTTTAATTGCTACAAGTTTTACCGTACCTATCGCACCTGTACCTGCGACTCCCGTAACGACCAACCCATCACTTACTTTTACGGCTATGGTACCTATCGCACCTGTACCTGCGACTCCCGTAATAGCTTTAATCGCTACGAGTTTTACTGTACCTATGGCACCCGTACCAGCAACCCCTGTAACAGCTTTAATCGCTACAAGTTTTACTGTACCTATGGCACCCGTGCCAGCAACCCCGGTAACAGCCTTAATCGCTACGAGTTTTACTGTACCAACTGCGCCAGTTCCAGATACTCCAGTAACTACTACTACCTTTACAACTTTGGTCGTTACAGTACCAACCGCGCCAGTTCCAGATACTCCAGTAACTGCTTTAGCTATTACAAGTTTTACCGTACCAACCGCGCCAGTCCCGGATACTCCAGTTACCGCATAGGCAGGAGCTATCCCACCAAAGCCGTTAATGCCCCAGCCACCTTGCCCCCAGCCTTTGGTATAGGTGGTCACGGCTAATCCTTACTTAAGCAATACGGATAATGGCGGTTGCAGCGGCAGCGGCCGGGAACTGAATCTGGAAATCTCCGGAACTTACTGTCTGGTCACCACCGAAGCTCAACACCGCACAAGCTTTACCCGAAGCGGAACTGTTGTAGATGATGCCGCCTGAAGTAGTGAAGCTAGCGGACGACCAAGTAGTATCGTCAAAGTCACAGATAGCCGTAGTGCTAGAGGCCACAGGCGTAATGGAGACCAAGGTGTTACCCGCAGTAGTGTAACCGCTGCCGTTAGCCAGCTCATCCGAGTTACCGGTCAAGTTAGTGTAGTTAGTCGTAGCGGCACCATAAGTACCTGCCAACGACGCTGCAGCCTTGCCCAGTGCCAATTTGAACGTGTTACCGGTGCTAGCGGTGAAGTTGTGAGTAGCAGTCAGGATTTCAACCTTAAAGCTAGTCGGCATTGCAGTAGTAAATCCAGTCATCTTAATTCTCCAAAAGTTTAACGAGTTCCGGGTGCCCCGCGTTGCGGAAGCGGTTCATCAGCGTGGTGTTGTGTGATGCGACTGCCTGCTTCATGTACCTCACCAACACCTCACGAAGCTGTGTTCTGTATGCCTCTGCCTGCTCCCGTATGATCGGGTTAGCATTAGCCCCAATGTAAATAATCTTGTCCAGCGCCATCTCAGCAACTTCTTCTGGGGTAAAGCCTCGCCCAGATACCATCATCGCCTTAACTTCGCCTAAGAATCCCCCACCTACACTGCTTATCATGGACCCGGTGACTCCGATTTAACTGGAATTCTAATCATACCGTCTCTGTACTCATCACGACGACGACGACCCTGTTGTTCAATGCCCAAACCTTGGATGGCTTGTTGATAACTATCCGTGAAATATTTTAACATCTCTGCAGGGCCTTTTGTATAACTGTACGCCTGTACCAAACACGCATAAAGCAGTGCTTCGGGAGCATTTAGGCTCACCCATGTTGTGGGATTAGTCGAAGATAGTTGTGTAGGACGATAAATGTAGCCTAATTCAACTACAAAATCGGCATTAGGCGTTGGGGCCATATAAAAAGTGTTTTGGTCCCATACCGAGTAGTATTTTGGAACGCCTGTCACAGTGGAATCGGGCCAATACTCCTTCATAAAAGAAGTATCCCTAAAATCAAGGAATATCTGCACTCCAGCCGATGTCACCATCATATAGCGATGGGTCAAAATAGTGGAAGGAGCAGTAAGAAACTTATTGCCTGTAGTAAGAGTGCCCGCAGACTCGACCTTGAAGATATCCAGATCGATATCTCGCAGAATTTTGTTCTCGGCCATGGTAATAAAGGTATTTATCACTGAATCGCTGAAGACATTGCTGCCAACCTCAGTGTAATTCCTTATATTGGTAACCAGTTCGTCGTATGTCATGGCTATGTAATCACTATAGTAACTGTTCCAACATATCCTACCCCTTGTATGGGTACTTGTGTGGGAAATGGTTGCATATTATTTATGTCGGCGGCACTTCCTATACTTTGAAACGACGAAAAACCCGGTAAACCCACATACACAACCACTGGTTCAATGCGGTCTGGACGTGGGTTCTGGAGTGCAATGGCGTCCCCCCGAAACTTAAGGGGAAAAAGCTGTGGTTCTTTCGGCTCATAATCGTCAGGGCAAACCATGAACCCACGCCAGTTCTTGCGCAGGACAGTATATCGATAGCGCTGGCCACAATAATCGCACAGCCCAAACGAAAACTTTCCTGAAGCATGTGCCATCTCATCTCCCAAAGTCAGGAATAAAATGAGCGCTTGCTGTATCCCGATCTTCCATAGCCGCACGGTGGAAATCTTCTTCGTAAATCTGTTTTAATGCAGAAGTACGGTCTGGAGAATATTTAATAGCCAACATATAAGCTAATCCAGACGCTAGGCAAGGAAGAAAACGATAATTAACATCAGAAGTATTAGTGTAGCTTCCTGCATCTTGAATCCTGCGAATTCTATAGTAGACCAACGTATACGATAGATTAGACGCGGGGTATAAATAGATAGTGGTGGGGTTAGACCGCTGCACATAAATCTGTGCTGGACGAGCCTGTGTCAGTTTATTAGGAAGATTTAAGTACTCTTCCCGACTAATACGGTCCATAGATATGTCTTGCTGCTTACCCTGTGTGTTCAATCGGATAACGGCAGACAGCACATTGACCGTATCGCTGGCTAATACAAGCTCTCTCGACCCCTGAACGATAGGATATGTTGCTTCCTCAATCGTCCATAGGTTCAAACCACGGTTAGCCCAGTCCAAAAATAGCAAATTGAGCGACCGACGAGCGCTAGAAAGCTGATAACCATTGGTCATCCTCATTCCGCAACGTTCAAACGCTTCTTCGACAAGGTCGTCGATGGAGAGATTGAAGTCAGTCGTCCCAGAAGTTGCCATTAGCGGCCTTTAGTCATTTTCTTAACTGCGCCGCCTTTAGCCATGACTTTTTCGCCCATAGCCATGCGCTTATGCTGGTTAATGGCATCGCTACCTTTATCCATCGTCGGTGCTTTTGATTTTTTCAAAGGGCTACTCAATACTTTATTTGGAGTACCCTGCATTACTGCTCCGCCACCTCTAGTAGCAGCACCCATTCCACGTCCGGCCATGTCAATCACCTCTCAGTTGTTAGCATTTCCACCGTTTACGTGCTTGCCGTAAACGACTATTGGGGTCTTTCGCTGCCTCTGGGAACTGCTTCATCTGCCCAGCCGACCGCGCACAAAACGATTTCCTTCTTTTCGCCCTTTCTGGGGATGGTTTATCCTCAGTAACGGCAGTTTTCAACTTACTACCGGGATTGGCTTTACGGAAAGCCTTTACCCCTTTCTCCGTCATACCAGCACCTGACTTTGTAGGCCGGAAATTTCCCGACTTGACAGAAGTCTTAATGCCCATTCCTTTTGATGCGGCCACTATTGGTTAGCAACCACGTACGCGCCGGGTTCCAGTGGTTCGTAACGTATGTAATGACGCCATGTACCTGTGGTAGATCCCACCGCAATGGTTATCTTAACAGCTCCTGTAGGAACTCGTACGCCACGCGACGCTGTGTTAAGTAGAACACCCGATGCACCTTGTGTTGGGGCCTCACCTAGTGCAGAACTATTCGTCATTGCCAGTGCATAACCGGGAACAGCGTTAGCTAGCGTAGAAGAGGCCGCCGACAAATTTGTGGTGAGTGGACTTGCCGCCGAAGTAGTGAATTTCCAAAGCAATGTAGATGCTGTCCCATCATTTAACGTTACGCATTCCGAGACAAGGCTAAGGAACTGCACGCTACCAACAACGGTAAATAGGGTATCACCCGTTACCATCACTTTAGCGCCTGTTTTTATGACATGGTCGCTAGTCGTTAATCCTGCTGCAGCTTCATTGATTATGACTGTCATAGGTTATGCCTTCATATAAACGGAAACAGTGCCATTGGTCGTAATCTGCGTTACATTCGCACGATAGTACTCATATACCGTTTGGACGTAAAAAGCATCTGAGCTAGCCGAAGTAGTGAGCGATAGGGTAATTGTCCCAAGGGTTATGTAATTGATCCCATCGTTGCTGACTTCAATAGCCACGCTAGCAGTACCTGTCGAGGAAGACATGATGCCAACAGCCTGAAAACTTCTATTGGCATAAAGTTGGTTTGTACCGCGAATTTCAAATGCAGGACCCGGGCCAGTGGCGGTTGCCGCATTAAGCATCAGTGTTGACATTGTCTTTCTCCGGTTCCGGTGTGTCCAGTTTACCAATTAACATCTTGTAAACGGTAATTGCAGACTGAGCCTGAAGTACAAAAGCATTGGCTTTCTGTACTTCTTGCTCAAGGTCACGAATCTCTGCTTCCAGAAACTCTTTAGTTATTTGCATATTAGGACCAAGTTGTAGCGGCCAATACGTAGTAAGTTACGCCGCTGATGTCGATCTTGATCTTCTTGATCGTGCCGCCGGGGGTTGCTGCACCTGTAGAAACCAGAGTAGCCGTTGGGCCAGCACCGATACTCATCAGGTTGTTGATCTTGCCGGTAGCCGAGCCGCTGTCAGTTACGCGAATAAAAGCCGAGTTTGAGGGAGTAGTTACGCTGCCGGTGTAGTTAGTATCCAACTGGATAACACCTAAGGTGCCGGTCTGAGTAGTTTGAGTGCCGCCCAAAGTAGCGCGCAACGCGTTGCCCGCACCCGAAATGCTGCCCGAGCCGTTAACTTCCAAGGAGATATGCGAACCGTTGATTGTGCCACCGGTAGCCGCGTTGGCTGCAGTTACAACCGAGAACGAACGAATCGTTTCACCCGAACCGGTGGAGGTAAAGGTCAGTTTGGCATAAATTAAACGCGTGTCGCCTGTAGTGGCGGAGGTTGTACCGTAGTAACTAGTTTCGTTACCTGCGGTTGTTATTACAACTGGATCGGAAGAAGTACCTGAGCTGAAGCCATTGTCGGATACTACGGGACCAGAAAAGTGTGTAGCTGCCATTAGAGTTCTCCTCGTAAATGATTATATTTGAGTGCTAGCTTCCGAACGTTACTTGTGTTCGTACCTATGACACGTCCGCGTTCGGCATACGACATGTCAGAATTTTCTACTATAAACTTAACTTTTGCAATGAATTCTGGGTTAGCGAAGTGACGGCCAGTGCTAATAACTTTTAGCTTACTGCAGTACTCTTCACTCTGATAATTAAAGGTCGTTTTTCGACGGCCTTCCGAAATCCTTTTTCGAGACTCGGGGCCATGCGTCCTGCCCCGCATTGGTGCCTTAGCAAAATCCGCAATATTGAAGAATACAGGCTCATCAAACCATGCGTCTTTTGAGATGAAAGCATTTTCAATAAGGTCTAGATCATCTGTATCCGCACATTCTACTTCCAGACTCCAGTCAAAGGCCGTTGGGCCATACTTTAGATAGGAATTCTGCAGTTTAGGGTTCGGGTGTTTTTCAAGGTTTAGTAGTCGGAAATGCTCACGAATACGCTTCTTAACCCGCTGAGATTGGCCCACATAACAAGTGCCCGTAACCGTGTTACGAAGCTTATAGATACCAATATGGTCAACGGCGTATGGCATGAACTAGTCCTTTGGAACTAGCATATGCCATATTTTAAACAAAAGAAAGGGGCCGAAGCCCCTTTCAAATAGTACTTATAACACAATGACTTACGGAGTACCGGGCGAACCGAAAATGCCACGGAAATCACTATAGCCAAACGAATATCGCTCTCTCGCTTTGTACCTAACGTTGCCGGTATCGAAGTCACCTTCAAAGCCAGTTTTGATAGCTACGCGTTCAAACATTTTCATGCCGTTAGGCGCATCGGTCAGAACGAACCAAGCATCTGGGTCAGTCAGGTAATGGTTAACAGTGTAACCTTCTGGTACCAGACCCATGTTCTTGATGGCATTGATGTCGTTATCTGCAGTAGAAGTACGCAGAGTAGACTTCAAGATGCGATCAGAAGTGAACTGCAGTTCTTTTGGAACTACCAGTTTCAGACCTTGAACAGCGACCTTCAGGCCACGTTCATCAGTGAACGCAGCAATGTCGATCAGGGCTTGTTCCAGCGAGGTTTCGCTAAGATCCGCAGCAGTAGCCAACGTGTTAGCCACGTTAACAGACAGCGTAGGATGGCTCAGTGAGCACAGTACAACACCGTCACCACCAACTGAGGTAGTAAATGCGCCGTTAAGAACGGCAGCACCTTTTACCTGTTTGGTAGTAGCCATGGAACGAGCCAAGGCTTTGGTGTAACGAGCAGCAAGACGGTCGTACAGGTTATCTTCCACGGCTTCTTCAGTCAGGGAGAAGGCCAGTGCGATAGTCTCGTGGGTGTAACGGGAGGTGTAGGTTTCCTGTGCATTATCGTAAGCGACGCCTGCGCCTTCGTTTTTAACAGGGGCTTCACCAAAACCAGACAGCATTACTTCTTCTTCAAATGCACGCTCAGAAGATTCAATTTCGTAAATCTCAGCGTGTTCATTTTGATAGGTCTTGTATTCAAGACCAAACAAAGCATTAAGGCCCGGTTCAAGTTCTTTTACTAGTTGTGCGCGTGAAATTGCCATGGGTAGGCTCCTTTAGAATTAATATTAGGTACTTGCAACGCCGGGACTGCCATAGCGGTGTTCGTTAATCTTAACGACGACTTGTACGTAACTTCCAAACGTATTGCTTGGAACATCGTATATGCCGACCATTTTAAGATTAAGTGCTGCGGTAGTAGCCTTAGTTGTGGTGTCCAGTACCATATAGGAAATGCCGTTCACAGTGCTACCGGTAGAACCGGAAATGTCTGCGTTGTTACCCATATC